TACTGCTCTAGAAAATCGTCCATCATCAGGTGGAGATGTTGCTAATACCGCACCAGTTCCAGGAGACTTTACTCCTTCAGGAATTCCAAATGGATATATTTGGGTAGATCAAGATGGAACAATTGGTGGTTCACCAGTTTCTGCTACCGCAGTATTTACAGCAACAGCACCAACATCAGCACTTTCAACAGGTGTTATTTGGGTAGATCAAGATCCTGCATCAATTAGCGATAATCCATTTATTGCTACCGCTCTTATGTCAGCAAAAGGTGACTTAATTGTTGGAACTGCAAATGATGCTGCATCTGTTCTTAATGTTGCAGCAACTAATGGATATGTCCTTAGCGTAAATTCATCTACAACATCAGGATTAGCCTGGATTGATGATGCAGCAAGTACACAGACTTTAACAAATAAATCAATTGCACTTGGTTCAAATACCGTAACAGGAACAATTGCACAATTTAACACTGCAGTAACTGATGCAGACTTTGCAACAATTGCAGGAAGCGAAACACTTACAAATAAAACTTTAACATCTGCAGCATTGACAGCACCAGTAATTACTGGAACTGCATCAATTTGGCAGATGATGGAAAATGCAACGGTATCTGCAACAGCAGCAACTGGTACAGTAAATTATGATTTACTTACAAATGGTGCAGTTACATATTACACATCAAATGCATCAGGTAACTGGACATTAAATCTTCGTGGTGATGGATCTAATACTCTTAACTCCGTAATGTCAACAGGAAAATCATTAACAATTGCGTTTCTTGTTACAAACGGCGGTACAGCATATTATCAAACAGCATTAACAATTGATGGAAACGCTATTACACCTAAGTGGCAAAATGGATCAGCACCTTCTTCTGGAAATATAAATAGTATTGATATTTATTCAATTACAGTAATTAAGACAGGAAGCGCTACTTTTACCGCTCTTGCGTCGCAGACTAAGTTCGCATAAGGGGGAATAAGTGTCACCATTTTTAGGCACTCGTGGAGCAGGAACAAATAAAGCATTTGGCTTTTCTCTTGCTGCTAAACCTAATCAAGTAACTAGTCTTACCGCTACTGATTTTGGAACCTCTCGTGCATATAATGATGGTCGTATAGATTTATCTTGGACAGCACCTGCAGACAATGGTGCACCAATTTTAGGATATTTAATTGAAAGATCAACAAACTCTGGATCAACATGGTCCACACTAGTTGCTAATACTGGAAATTCAAATGTTTCTTATTCTGATACTGGATTAACAAGTGCACAAAGATATGACTATAGAGTTTCTGCTATTAATGCTGTAGGAACTGGAACTTCTTCTACTGCTGCAAATGCTACAGCAACAACTGTTCCACAATCACCTACATTTACTGCTACAAATGTTGGAACTGGACGTGCCTATAACAATGGTGCTACAACAATTGTAATAACTGGCGGTGCAACTGGTGGCAAAGCAATTACTGGATATGCTGCAACATCATCTGGAGCACATACAGCAAGTTCTTCTTCAACAACATTTACAGTTACTGGCTTAGCAAGTGGAACTGGATATACCTATACTACAACAGCAACAAATGCTAATGGAACATCTGCTACAAGTTCACCTTCTGCATCTGTAACAGCAACAACTATTCCACAAACACCAACAATTGGTACTGTTACAAGAACAAACAATACAACTGTATCTGTTCCTTGGACAGCAGCAACTGGTGGAAGTGCTATAACTGGAGTAACAATTACATCTAGCCCATCAATTTCAATTTCTTCATCTGGAACATCTTCACCATCAACAGGAACTGGTTCATTTGCTACATCAACTTCTTATTCTTTTACAATTTCTTTAACAAATGCAAACGGTACGTCTGGAACTAGTGGATCAAGTAATTCATTGGTTGTAAACACTTATGCTGGACCATCAACTGTTGAATACTTTGTTCTTGGTGGTGGAGGCGGCGGTGGAAGTAGTGTTGGCGGTGGCGGTGGCGGTGGAGGATATCGAATTGGTTCTGTGGGTGTATCTGGTGGAACAACATATACTGTAACAGTTGGTGGAGGCGGTGCTGCAGATACATCTGGCAGTAACTCTGTTTTTTCTTCAATAACATCTACTGGTGGTGGTAGAGGTGGAGCAAGCAATGCTGGAGCAAATGGAGGTTCTGGAGGTGGTGGTGGAGGAACATTTTCAGCATCAGTAGCATTTGCTGGAGGTAGTGGAACATCTGGTCAAGGCACAAATGGTGGATCTGGCGGATATGCAGGAAGTGGAAGTATTGGTCCTGGAGGTGGTGGCGGAGGCAGTCAAATTGGCGGCGGAAGTGGCACAAACTTTACTCCATATTATGGAGGTGCGGGTGGAGCAGGAACTAATAATTCATTTACTGGAACTAGTCGTACATATGGTGGAGGCGGTGGAGGATCTACCAATTTTTCAGATGAAAACGGAGGCAGTGGAGGATCTGGTGGTGGTGGAAATGGTGGAAACTTTGGCTCAAAAGCCCCAACTGCAGGAGCAACCAATGAAGGTGGAGGTGGTGGTGGCCGAGGTGGTGGCGGAACTGGTGGAACTGTATCTGGTGGAAGCGGATTAGTTTCTATTCGTTATTCTAGTAGTTTGGCTAATGCCTCATCAACTACAGGCTCTCCTTCATTTTCAACTGCTGGTGGATATAAAATTTATACTTGGACAGGAAGCGGGAGCATTACATTCTAATGGCGCATTTTGCAAAACTTGATGACAACAATAATGTAATAGGTATAATTGTCATTAATAATTTAGAATTAGATCCTCAAAATGAAGAAGGCTCAGGACTTGCTTGGCTAGAGGCGTGGTCTGGTGGATATACAAATTGGAAACAAACATCATATAATGGTACTTTTAGAAAAAATTACGCTGGTATAGGATATACTTATGACTATATTAGAGATGCTTTTATACCAATAAAACTTTTTAACTCTTGGATTTTAAATGAAAATACCTGTAAATGGGAAGCCCCAATCCCATATCCAAACGATGGAAAAGCATATTATTGGAATGAAGAAAATATTAGTTGGGAAGAGATAGTAGAGTAAATCTGCTATAATAAACCAGAGGAGTTATAATGCCAACATTTAATACTACAGATCCAAAACCAGGGTATGTTTACGATACCGCCACAGATACGTGGTATCCATTACAGGGAATTGCTTCAACTACCCTCGACGCTTTGACAGATGTTGTTATTACATCTCCAACTACAAACCAAGCACTTGTTTATAATGGAACAAGTTGGGTAAATGCTACTGAGTCTGGTGATATTACAGCAGTAACTTCTGGAACTGGTATTTCTGTTAGTGATAGTGCTGGTCCTGTTCCTACCGTTGCCGTTGACACGGCGGTAGTTGCAACAACAAACAATACTCTTACTATGACTGGTAAGACTCTTACACAAGCAATTTTAATTGCACCTGAAGAGCGTTGGAATGTTCAAGCAGTTGCAGCAACTGGAACAGTTAACCTTGATGTAAATACTGCGGGTATTTGGTATTACACTACATCTGCTACAGGAAACTGGACACTTAATGTTCGTGCAAGTTCTGGAGCATCTTTAGATTCAATTTTAGCAACAGGTGATTCAATTACTGTTGTATTTTTTGCAACACAAGGTTCACCTGCATATTACCAAACAGCATTTCAAATTGATGGAAACTCAGTAACACCAAAGTGGCAGAACGGAACTGCACCATCAGCGGGTAACGCAAACAGCATTGACATTTATTCTTATACAATTATTAAAACAGGATCTGCTACATTTACAGCATTTGGATCTCAAACAAAGTTTGCGTAAGGAGTCTTAAGTGCCTATCATTGGTGGACGACAAGTAGGTGTTAGAGGATTAGGATTCCAGGGTGCTGGAAAACCAAATGCTCCAACATCAGTTACTGCTACTGATGTAGGAACTGGTAGAGCATACAATAATGGTGCCGCCACAGTATCATTTACACCAGGATCTTCAAATGGTGCTCCAATTACACAATATACAGTTACCTCGTCTCCAGGCGGGTATACAAATACAGGAGTTTCATCTCCAATTACTGTAACTGGATTACAATCAAATACTTCTTATACTTTTACTGTTACTGCTACTAATGCAGTAGGAACATCAGATTCATCTGCTGTATCAGCAAGTATTACTGCTACTACAGTTCCACAAGCCCCAACAATTGGAACAGCATCAATAGCATCTGGAACATCGGCATCTATTACATTTACAGCAGGAGCAACTGGAGGCAAAGCAGTTTCTACTTATACAGCAACTTCATCACCAGGTTCAATTACTGGAACTGGATCTTCTCCAATAACTGTTTCTGGCTTAACAACAAGTACTGCCTATACATTTACAGTAACTGCAACAAATAATAATGGAACTTCAACAGCATCTGCTGCAAGCAACAGTATAACTCCAGTATGGCCAACAGTAACAGGTGGAACCCTAACATCTGATGCAACATATTATTATAGAACTTTTACAGGAAATGGAACATTTACAGTAAGCAATACATCCTTACCATGTGATTATGCAGTAGTTGCAGGGGGTGCTTCTGGTGGAGGATCTTTTTACTTTAGTAGTGGAGGACAGAGATATGGCGGAGGTGGTGGAGGTGCTGGTGGAATAATTTATAAAACATCTCAAACACTAGCAGCAAATTCTTATTCTGTAACAGTAGGTGCTGGCGCAGCATCTGGTGGTGCTGGCAATTCTGGACTTAATGGAAATAATACAGTTTTTGGATCAGAAACTGCTATTGGAGGTGGCTATGGTTCATATGATGCATTTAATGCAAATTCTGGCGGATCTGGTGGTGGAGCAGGTATTGTTGCAAGACCAGATTCAAATAGAGTTTTAACTGCAAATGGAGGAAGTGCTACTTCAGGACAAGGTAATGCTGGAGGAAATTCCTATACGTCTAATACTAATGATTGGACTGTTGGCGGTGTCTCTGGTGGAGGAGGTGGTGCTGGTTCTGCTGGAAGTAGCACAAATGGAAATGGTGGCTCAGGACTAACTATTTTTGGAACCACTTATGGTGGAGGCGGCGGTGGTGGATCAGTATATACAGGATCTGCTGGAAGTGGTGGCTCAGGTGGCGGTGGAAGTGCTGTAAATAATTCTAATGGTAATGCTGCCACAGCAAACACTGGTGGAGGTGGAGGAGGATCTGGTAGAACAACCACAATTACATCATATCTTTCTGGTGGTGCAGGTGGCTCTGGAATTGTAATTGTAAGATATACTAAGGCTTCGGTAGGTGGATAATGGCACATTGGGCACAAATTAACGAAAATAGTATTGTTATACAAGTAACTGTTGGAGATAACAGTGATCCAGCAGGTGATGAAGGCTACTCTTGGCTTATTGAAAACCTTGGCGGTACATGGATAAAAACTTCATACAATACTTATGGTGGAATACATAAAGAAGGCGGCACTCCACTAAGAAAAAATTATGCAGGTGTTGGATATTTATATGATCCAATTAGAGATGCTTTTATACCGCCAAAACCAACGGTAGGCGAATGGCAACTTAATGAAGATATTTGTTTATGGGACCCTATAGAAAGCGAGGTATAGCAGATATAATTCTGCTATAATAACACTATGCCAGCATCATTTGATAATAGCGGTAAACCCGCTTACATGTATGACGAGGTAGGAGATACCTGGTATGCATTTGGAGCAAAAATTGATACAGCCTCAGCATATGAGTGGACTAATACTCAAACATACTTAAATGATGTTACATTTGATGATACTGTAATAGCAAGAGATGGATGGAATAACTTTTTAAATCCCGCCGCTAGAGACGCAGCGCTAACATCTCCACTACAAGGAACAATAGTTTTCGTAAGACAAGATGCAGGTGGATCACCACTAAATCAAATTCAATTTTATAATGGCTCTGCATGGGTAGCCAATGATGGTGACATTAATGGCGTTACCGCTGGCACAGGCCTAACAGGTGGCGGTACAGCAGGAACAATCACTCTTTCTGTAGATACAACAGTAGTAGCAACTACAAATAATACTTTAACAATGAGTGGTAAAACACTTGCAAGTCCTACTGTAACAACAGCATTAACTTTAAATGCAACTGGAGAACTAAGACTTGCAGATACTGACTCAAGTAATTATGTTGGATTTAAATCCCCTGGAACAGTTGGAACAAACCTTATTTGGACATTGCCATCAACAGATGGAACAAATGGTCAGGTATTACAAACAAACGGTACAGGAACACTTTCCTTTACAACAATCACAGGATATTCTGCTCCTACACTAGGATCAACAACAGTTACATCTGGTGCAACTATTACTACTATTTCAGGATTAACAGATATTGTCCTAAATGGAGCGGGTAGTGTACAAGATGAATTAACATTGATTTTGATGGGGGCATTGTAAAAATGCTATATAATAACACTATCGGAGGTAGTAACTAATGGCTACAACAACAAAAGCACTTTTTAGAGGCTCTGCAACAACAAACACAGCAACTGTTTTATATACTGTTCCTTCTGCTACGACAACAGTTGTTTCAAATATAGCAATTAATAATACAGCATCTGCAGCACGTACATTTACACTTGGATTGGGTGGAGTTAATCTACATAATACAACAGCAATTGCTGCAAATACAACTATTTATATTGATTGCAAACAAGTTATGGTTGCAACAAATACAATTACTGGTGGGGCATCTGCTACAGATGTAGCATTCCACATTTCTGGTGTGGAGGTATCTTAATATGGGTATTGCAGTAATTCCCGCCGCTGGCGGTGGGGTAACTCAAAAAACGCAAGAATTTACAAGTACGGGAACTTTTGTTACGCCTTCTAATTGTAGTGCTGTCGAAGTTTTGCTTGTTGGCGGCGGTGGCGGTGGCGGTGCAACTAGCACGGGTGGAGGTACAAACGCTGGCGGTGGTGGTGGTGGGCAGGTAGTAAAAACAATGCTGACTGTTACACCTGGTTCATCTTATACAGTTACTATCGGCGCTGGAGGCGCTGGTGGCGCTACTAGCAATGCGACTGGTTCAAATGGAGGCAATTCATCTTTTGGTTCTCTAATAACTTGCGGCGGTGGCGGTGGCGGTGGCGCAAGAAACACTAACGGCACTAATGGCAATGCTGGTACAAACGCTCGCGGCGGCGGACAACCAGGTGGGACGAATGGATCTTTCAGTTCAACTCAAACGACAGGAACAGGCGGTTCAGGCGGCGGAGCAGGTTCAGATACTTTAGCCGTTCCTGGTGCTACTGGTGGCGGAGCCTCAATGGCAGGTTTGTCAATAAGATCATGGAGCAATGCTGGTTACAATATATACTCAAACCCAACAGGCTTATACGGTTTTGGCGCTGGCGGCGGTACTGTACCTGGCGAAAACTACGCGGGTCTAAACGCTAACGCAAATACGGGTGATGGCGGTTGGGGCGCTAGAGATGGCGGTACAACTTTGAGAAGTGGCGGTAATGGCGGCTCAGGTTATTGTTTAGTAACTTATTGGTCATAAGGAGATAAAAATGGCAGAAGAACATTATGTATTTGTAAAAAACAATGTGGTTGAACAAATCGCCGTCTTTGCTTCTAAAGATGAAGAATTGGCTGACCGCGTTGCGATAGAACACGGTTTTGATGACGCAGTTTGGGTTGGAGAAAATAGACCAACAATGTATTCTTTTTATGACGGTAAAAAGTTTATTGAACCAACTCTTGACTATTTATATGAACGCGGTATTGCCATAGAAAATACAGCCATGCTGGAAGCAAGGTTAGCGGCGGAAGCAGAAGCAAAGGCGGCTACTCCAACCGAGTAGCCTAGCGGTATGACTAAAACTTACCGCTATCTCTTTGCCGACCTGCTCACAAACAAGATAATCGCTGAACTGCCTTTAACTGGCGTATCTTTTACATAATTATAAATAAAAAAAATACCCCGCATATTTCAGCGGGGTACTTTTATAATCCCTTATTAATTAGGGAATTTATCTAGCCATTTATAATGAGCACCCTTATTGTAGGATGACCATGAACTCCAATCAGTACCCGCTTTTGTCATGCGGTATACAATATCAGCGTTCATAACTGGGTTAAATAATGCGGCATTAAAATCAAGATCATATCTATCTCTACGATCTGGACCTAAAGTACCTAGCATGTTAATCTGAAAGATTCCATATGAGGAGTCTCCAGTTTTTGTATTGCCATTGAAAGCCAGCGGTCTTCCATTGGATTCAGCCTTAGCAACTGCCCAAGCAGTTCTTAGGCTTTTGCCTTGAAACCCAACTGCCTTCAAAAGTTCTACCAACTGTGAGTCGGTAAGACTATGAGCATTCTCGTATTTCTTAAGTACTGATTCACTTTTGCCCTTAGAAACAACTAAAGCCGCTCCTTGCGGGGCGGCATGAAGAAATGCTTCTTTAGGTTTAAGTAAATTGTTCTTAGCACTAGCCATAGGCATACTACCCAAAAGGGAAGTAAGGCCAAAAGCCGTGATAAGCACCCCTATTGATACTTTGTTTCTCAATATGTCCTCCTAATGAAAAAACACCATTTACCATGGTGTTTGTAACACCAGTATAGCATACTTGAGAGTAATATAGCAAGTCAATATGGTATATTAGATATGTGAAAATATGTATTATAAATGATTGTCAAAAGCCACATCATGGAAAGGGTATGTGTAAAAATCATTATTTACAGTGGTACTATTCGCAAAATAAAGAAAAGATTATAAAAAATGTTAAAGAATATAGAACTAACAATTTAGATAAGATTAAAGAAAGAAAAGCAGAGTATTATCAAGAAAATAAAGAATACATAATTAATAAAGTAAAGAATTATAGACAACAGAATATAGAAGTAGAAAGATCAGCCAAAAGACGTAGAAGGGCCAGGATTAAAAATAATGGATATGAATTTTATACAGAAAAACAAGTCTTGGAATTGTATGGAACAAACTGTTATCTATGTAATACAGAAATAGATATGAGCGCTCCAAGGCTAGTAGGTAGACCTGGATGGCAAACTGGTCTCCACATAGAACATGTAATAGATATAGCCCTTGGTGGGCCAGATACGCTGTCTAACGTAAGGCCTGCTCATGCTATCTGTAACCTGACTAAAAAGCCAGCAGAAGTGCTATAATATAATAACTATGGCATCTGGCTCAACACCTATTTATGATTTACCTTATCCAGTATTATCTGATCCTGTTAATGTATCAGGAGATATACAGTCATTAGCAGAACAAATTGAATTAGTTTTACCATCTATTGGACTTCCTTTACATACCCTTGAAGTTTCAAATAATAGTGGAGATAATATTCAAAAAGGTGATCCTGTATATATATCAGGATATGATTCAATAGAAAATAAACCAGAAGTTTCTAGATGTGATTCAACAGATATAAATACTTTTCCTGTAGCAGGATTAGCACAAACAGCAATAGCAGATGGCTCTAGCGGTGTTATTGTTTTGTCTGGTGTATTCTCAGGAGTAGATACTGCTGCATTTACTTCAAGTACTATTTTGTATACCGCCGATGGTGGAGGGCTTACTGACACCCAACCAGTTTCTGGATCTGGTGCAGTAGGTGTTGTTGCATATGTTAATGTAAATGGAATTATACTTGTAGGCACGGTTAAAGGGAACGGCAGTTGGGGATCAATGAAAGCAGGATTATCATAATGGCAACTTATAGAAATCAATCACCAATCGCTATTGGTTCTGAGCCACCACAATCTGTTTGGACAATTGTAAGAGGCGATACT